CTAACATCACTCATTGGGTATGGAGTATTAGTCCAAATATTAGGTACTGGAACAATTGGATAAATATCTGTATCACATATCATTTCATATAATACTATTTGACCAACTGTACATGTTAATTTTATTCTTGGTTGAGTAACTTCTACAAAATCAATAAGACCTTTTTCTATTGCTTTAGCAAAATCTTTATCTTGTGACATTCCCATAAATTGCTCTTGAGTCATGATTCTTTCATCACCACTTCTAGCATCTACAACTCTATAGTATGGAACTCTTACTTTTTTGTAATGTTCAAGAAGTCTAAACTTTTCGATACCAAAGTCTTTATCTTTTGTATTATCTGGCGTAAAGCTTTGCATAGTAGTTCTATTGCTTGCATCAGGATAATCCTCCTCTTTGTTAAATGGTTCTATTTCATCTATTAATGTTTTTTCTGAACCCTCTTCTATTGGTTGGCCCATTTGTGGATATAAATCAATTAATTGTTGTTTTGTTAATATTGTGGATAGAATAATCCCTGAAGCATCATCAAAATATTTATGTCTTGAATTTGGGTCAACATATACCCTAAATGGGTCTACATATGTAAATTTAACTTCACCTCTACCGAAATCTGCATCTTTATCTAAGTATGCATAAAAGTAACCTAGACCTGTAACAGCATAATCATGAACTACTTGTTTAAATACTTCATCACCATCAGACTTATCCCAAACATATTCTAGTATAGTTTTCCATACATTAGCTAATCTATTATCAGAATCTTCTCTACCTATAGCACTAAATTTAGGTTTTTTGGATGTGACAATAGCTTTGAACTGCTCAATGGCAGCATAAAGTCTATCCATAGGCATTGATGATTGATTTCTTGAATCTAATTCGTTTATTTCATCTTGACTGAAATGATTACCTAAATAAAAGTCAATATCTTCTCTAGCGGCAACATCCCAGTCTTGTCTGGCATCTTTCCACTTGTCAAACAATTCTTGTATTTCTTTTACCCTTAAATCTTTTTCTATCATAGTTTATAATATAATACTATTTTCTTGCTCCAGTCAACCAATTATATGCTTTTTTGGGCCTTGACCATACCCCAGCTTTATTTTTTGTTTTTTTCTTTAGTTTTGATTGTCCTTTTGCATATTGTGTTGCAAGCCAAAATGCATCTATAGTATCATCATGACTTCCTTTTGGAAAATCAAGTAACTCACCTATAAATTCATGCATCTCTTTTTTTATATGTACAGCACCTGCTTTGAACATTGGTTGAAGGCCCTCGAATAGCCTATCCTTTTTCTTTTGATTGTAATTTTTTATTCCTTTTTCAATACCTGGTAGAAACATTCCTTCTCTTTTACTTCTTTTCATAACATAATCTCTTAACATTTCTTGATAAGCAATTGTTTCTATATTAATTCTTCTTATTGGTTCGTATCGTTTAGCGATTTCAAATATCTTGTCTGCACAGTCCATCGGAAGGACTCGTTCCCTCCAATATTCAATAACATAGTAATCATAACTATCAGTAACGCCAATAACCATAATAACACTATAATCATTCCTAACGCCAAGCGTTGAAGCAGGGTCAACACCAATATAGATATTGACATATTCTTTTCTCCCGTCATCCAACTTAATATACCATGAACTGTATTCTTCATCAAATCTAGCATAACCTTTATATTGCGCATTATTAATATCCTCTTCACTGAAAATTTGGTCTTCAGGTGACTTAGCCTGATTCATATATTCTTGATAAAACTTAGCTGGTGTACCTGAATCTATGTAAAACTGCTTGCGTTCTTCTAATTTCTTTATTGGCCATCTAGAAGGCCATATAGGTTTGCCATCCTCTAAAGCTTTTTTAGTATACACATCCCAAGCGAACTGTTCTCCAGTCTTCATGCATTCAGAGTGTTTAGTTACTAAACCATTTAAAAAGCTATCATAATGAACAATCGTACCATTACACCATAAAAATCCTTTTTTATCAAAATCAATCGCTGGATATACAGCAGCGGTAACCCATTCTTTAATTTGTCTTCTAGAATCAGGAGTTTTTGTATTTAGCTCTGATTCAAAGTCATCTAGTATAATTCCAGTATATCTTGTTGAATTTTGTTTTTTACCCCTTAATCTTTGAGATGTACCTTTACCAATCATTCTACAACCATTTTTTAAAGTAAACTCTGATTTAGTCCATTTATCTCCCTCTAAATCTCCAAAATAATAATGTATAGCAGGATTACTATAAATATGATTTTGTATCCAACCTATATTATCTGTAGCTTGGTCTTGCGCTTCACCAATCCATGCAATAAATTGTGGGTCATCTTTAGTGGCAAATAGAAATTTATATAATACTGCAGTAGCTGCTAATGTGGACTTTGCATGGTCACGAGGTAAAACAAGGGCTAATTGCTGCTTTTTATCATCAATAAGCATTTTACCTACGTCTCTATGAAAATCAGGAGTTGCTGAAGCTAAAAAATCTTGAGGGCTAAATAATTTACCAAATGTAATTAAATCATTGTAAGCCATTTGAAGAGTTTCTTCATTTTTACTTACATTTCCGTTAAGATTTAAATTTGCCACTTATTTTTTAAACTGATATTACCATCTAGGTTTATTTGGTATAAAAGGATTATTCCTTGCTGCAGCTAATCGCCAAGATGCGTCTGACTTACTCAATCCAACATCCTCTGGATTGTCGATTAATTGTTTAATTACATCCAACCTTGTACGTTCAGATGGGGTATATGCGGGATTTCCGCCCCATCTCTCTGTTTGTCCAGTTACAAGCTTTATTGTGCTATCAGGATTTAAAACTCTATATAAATCTAATAAGTATCTACCATCAGCTTCTCTTGATATTTTTGAAATAGAAGCTTTAGCATCAGCATTTGCTATAAGATTGTCAATTTCTTCGTGAGCTAATGCCCATGAACCTGTAGAGGCCCCAAACATCCGATTTATTATATCATTTAGAAAATTTTGTTCTGGAAACTCTTGGGCTTGCCAATCATCGAATGTAAATCCTTTTTGTTTATTTTTATCATAATTTGCCATTTTATCTACTTACCATTAACATTTATTTCCTATAATGGCCTATTCCTGGGTTTCCAGAAACTTTATTAAATTCATTTCTTATATTATTTGTATCATTTTCAGCAATCAAACTATCAATTAAACTATGTGCATTAGATGGTACTTCGTTACTTAGCTTACCTAAACCTCCCGTAAACAGACCAAGTATCATATCCTTTAATACATCCCCCTTTTCGTGCATCCATAATCCTAAGTCAGTTCTATTTCTAGGGTCATTATGCCACTCAATAAGAGCTTGATAATTTGTTAAACCTCTATCAACTTGATTTTTTTTGAAAGCAATCTCTTCTTGCCATTTTTGCCATTGCGCTTTATCTTGTTCAAATTTTATTTTTCTAGCTTTTTCTGCTTCATCCATACTAAAATTCCTTTAATAATTCAAAATGAGGGAAATCATCAAAATTATTATCATCTACCTCAAAATTCTTGTTCCAATCGCCTCCCCAGCGAATATTTATTTCCATAGACTGAGCAATGCCCAAGACAAAGCCAGCAAAAAGGTGGAAACGCTCTCTATCATCCCAATCAATAGGATAGGGGACAACATCAGCAGCATTGCTAGGGCTAGCGTTATGACGACCTTTTGGGTATTTAACTTTTGTTCTTTCCTTTTCAAATAATTCATTCTGCCTTTCTTTACTTCTATGGCCCTCGATAACAGAACAATCAACATGTTTTATAACTTCATTAAATAAATCTTGTAAATCTTCATGGCATGTTGAAAGATTCTTTCTTGACCTACTTCCAAATTTAGGCATTACTTCTCCTCATTTTTATAATTACACTTACAATTTTTAGGTAAATGTGCCATTTTTTCTAATAAATTAAGGCGTTTATCCATTTGACTTGATTTTTTATCTAATTCGTTATCGTCAAATACATATTCCATAATTTTATCTAATTTGAAATGTTTTGTTAAATAGCCCGCAACTTGGTTTATAAGCATTCTAGGTATTATCATTACTCTAAATCCATCAATAATTCTTCTAATCTATTAAATCTATCATCTAACTTAGTTTCTATCTTTGCTACACCAATTTTTAAATCAACAATAGAGTCTTCATTTATTTTAACCCTTTTGACAGTCTTGTTGTGATTTTCTTCAATATTTATAATTTGGTTAGAACTTGTACCATAAGATATTGCCGCACCTACTAATATCGTTCCAATAGTAATTAATGACCCTATTGAAATCTTTTTATCTATCATTATGCCTGTCCACCTTCTGTTTCACTACCATAAATATACAAAATATTATCGTCTAAATCAAACTCCGAATAACAAGCAGGGCATTTCCATGAGTCTATATCACCGTTTTTCTCTATAACACCTATTCTTTTACTTGCTAACTCATCATAATATAAGTTTTCTTCACAAATTGGACAAGGGTCATAATTAGCTTTTATATCACTTTTTTTCTTTATGTGCAAGTACTTTGGTCTGTTCACCTTTAATCGCCTCCAATTGTTCTGGGCTAAAACCAGCCCATACAGTTAATTCTTCTTTTTTCTGTTCAGTATTAAATAAACCAGACATTTTAGCTAAAGCATCTAAACTTCTAAGCCTATCTTGGTCCCTTTCAGAAATATCAGCTATATCTTTGTATTTTTGTATAATATATTCAGGCGTAACACCTTCTTCCTTTAAAATCAGGGAGATTTCTTCTTTTACCATTTGCATTACCTTTTTTTGTTGTAATAATTTATTTGCAGCATTTTTAATATATTGCCTATCATTGGCTTTTGGGTAAACTCTACTGTATGCTTCTTCCATATCTATCCCAGCCGCTACATATTTAGCAAATAATAGCTTTTTAGAGGATAATTTTGTAGAGCGGATATTTTTAATTGACTCATAATTACCTGAAAACGTGTATATATTCTCTGCAACGCCCTTTTCACCTAATATTTCCGCACTTTTCTGCCCACAGACAAAACTACCACATATTGTGCGCACACATTTACGCTTTTTATCAGTTGATGGCACAGAAATGTAAAAAACCTTCAATATCTGTACAATATGATGGTCATCTGTATAAACCCAGTCTCCCGCATCGCCTTCACGCCAATTATCTTTAGGAGTTAAAGAACTTTGAAAAGCCTTAAATTCAGCATAACTATCATATAATCTATGTTCAATGCCTTTTATAGTTTTTATTTCCATAAAATAATATACATCTAATAAATATTTATTGCACGCAAGATTTATTAGTAGTAATATTAGCATGCTATACTGGTTGGTTAAAAACTTCTAGGGTATAGCAGTATTAAGTTGGCTACTAGAAGGGGAATGAGTTACACAGCCAAAGGCAAGTCGAAGATAATTGAGCCAGTAACAGAAACGATTATCCTATCAAGTGAAGCGGCTCCGCAGAAACTAGATTTTAGAGGCTATCCTCCTTTACTCTTGTAGAGGGGAATAGATGGTCTCTATCCAAAACTCACCACAGAAACTATATATAAGTATTAATAATAAGTAGTAAAGCAAAATAAAAGGGAAAACTTTAAAAAATAATATTAGAATGGGTGTGGGTGTTATTTATGGCCATACCCCCCCTATGATGTGCCTGCCTACCCTCCCTCTTTTAGTTGAAAATTTGGATTTAATTGAAAACTTATTATAATATTAAGTAATTTTTAAGTAATTAAGAGTAAAAGACAAGCCCCCAACCATTATAGTCGGGGGCTTTTTTTGTGCGGTATGCGGGGGATTGTTAGAGTGTGACTAACAAGGTAAGCTTTTTAATATCCTTCCTGTAAATTTATCTATTATTATTCCTTCATAGTAATCAA